CGAGTTTAGAGCAGTAATTGGGTACACACCAAGTAAGGCTAAGGGTGCAGATGAACTTCGAAATAAGAATCTGACTCCAGCCCAACCCATCGATGTGACAGAAGAATTCGCATCGAGAAATAAAAACGAAGGAGAAAAAGCAACATGACAATGCCAGATAAGAAATATGATTTTAGTGGTTATGCTACTAGAAACGATCTAGTCTGCGCCGACGGCCGCACTATTCTTAAAGATGCATTCAAACAAAACGACGGACAAAAGGTTCCTCTTGTTTGGCAACATCTTCATAATGATCCAATGAATGTTCTTGGACATGCTTTTCTTGAGAATCGTGATGATGGTGTTTATGCTTATTGCTTAATAAACAACACCAGGACAGGTTTGCAGGCTAAAGAATTGGTTCAACATGGCGATATTATTGCCTTGTCGATCTATGCCAATAAGTTGATCGAAAAAGGTAAGGTTGTTCATGAGGGCGCTATTCGCGAGGTTAGTTTAGTTTTGTCCGGAGCGAATCCCGGCGCTTTGATCGACAATCTTAATATTCAACATGGGGACGGTAGCATAGTCGAATCGGAAGAAGAGGCAATTATCTTTACCGGCCTGCCTTTCAAAGTCGAAACCGAAGATCCGCCAAAAGAAGAAAAGGTGGTGGAACACGCAGCGAAAGATTCCGAAGAGGAAACGGTTTCTGATGTTCTTGATACGCTCGACGATAAACAAAAGAAGGTCGTTTATGCCATTATTGCTCAAGCGTTGGGGGAAACTGGAGACGATGGCGAAGATCTTCAACAATCTAATTCCCAAAAAGGAGAAACTTTCATGAAGAAAAATGTATTTGACAAACAGGACGAAGCGGCCGAAACAAAAGGGCAACCAGTTCTGACCCATTCACAGATCCAGGAAATCTTTGCTGATGCTCAACGGACTGGCTCTTTGAAAGAGTCTTTCTTGGCGCATGTGGTAACATATGGTATCGAGAATATCGATTATCTGTTCCCTGACGCACGTAGTATTACCCCGACCCCCACCTTTGTTCAGCGCGAGCAGGGTTGGGTCAACGTGTTTATGAGCAACAGCAAACACAATCCGTTCTCAAGGATTAAGAGCCTATTCGCAGACATAACTTTGGACACAGCTCGAGCTTTGGGTTATGTCAAGGGTGCACTCAAGAAAGAAGAGTTCTTCGCCCTGGCGAAACGCGTTACGACCCCGACGACAGTCTATAAGAAACAAAAACTTGATCGCGACGATATTGTCGATATCACTGATATGGATGTTGTAGCTTGGCTCAAGGCCGAAATGCGCGTAATGCTTGACGAGGAAATTGCTCGTGCTTGTCTGATTGGTGATGGACGTGCTGTCGAATCTGCGGACAAAATCAACGAAACGAATATTCGTCCTATCTATAAGGATGATGTGTTGTACACCATTCGTGTTGATGTCCCCGCCGCGGATACTGTAGACGAAGTTATGGAAGCAATTATTCGTGCCCGTAAGGATTATAAGGGTACCGGAAATCCTATCATGTTCACGACAAGCGATTTCTTGACTGATATGCTTCTGCTCAAGGACACCCTTCTACGTCGCCTTTATCCTACAATGGCCGATCTCTTGGGCGCTCTTCGCGTTTCGAGTATTGTGGAAGTTCCTGTCATGGAAGGCGTTACCCGAACGGATACCGTTCCTGATCCTGACGTGGTCTACAATCTGCTCGCTGTTCTCGTTAATCCGAGTGATTACACGATCGGCGCGGACAAGGGTGGTAATATTGCCATGTTCGACGATTTTGATATCGATTACAATCAGTACAAGTACTTGATGGAAACTCGTGTCTCCGGCGCTTTGGTTAATCCGAAGACGGCGATTGTTATTGAGCAACGCACTGCATAATCGATAAAGAAAATTCGAATGGCAAAGTTTCATGGAAACATCGGCTATGCCACTAGTACGGAAACGTCGCCAGGCGTATGGACCGATGTAGTTACTGAACGTGAGTATTTTGGTGACGTTATACGAGAAGCAAAACAGTGGGCAAAAGGAAATCAGGTAAATGATGACTTAACGATTAGTAATCGTATAAGTATCATAGCCGATGACTTTGCTTATGAGAATTTCTCAGCGATGAAGTATGTTATATGGGCCGGGGTCTATTGGAAGGTCTCTTCTATAGAAATTCAGAGACCTCGGTTCATATTAACGATTGGAGGGGTATACAATGGGCCTAAGGCTTGACCTTCAAACTCTTTTCGAAACCATCATTGATTCTGAAAATGTATACTTTCAACCCCCTCCGGGGTATATGATGGCTTATCCATGTATTGTTTACTCTCGTAGCAATATTCGAACTAAATTCGCCGATAACGATCCCTATTTGCTCATGAAGCAATATTCGGTGACCGTGATCGATGCGAATCCAGATAGTGATATTCCAGATAAAATAGCGGCACTACCGCAATGCGTTTTTGATCGGCATTTCACTTCTGAAGCTCTTAATCATGATGTGTTTAACATCTTATTCTAACAAGGAGAAAAAAATATGGCACAACTTATCGTATGGGATGATGTTGGCGAAAAAATTTACGAAACTGGGGTTGATCATGGCGTTCTATATGTTCAAGACCCAGTTCTAGGGACGTATCCAGTTGGAGTGGCTTGGAACGGTCTTACTGCTGTGACAGAAAGTCCTTCTGGTGCTGAAGCGAACCCTCAATTTGCCGACAACATTAAATATCTCAACCTTCTTTCTGCGGAAGAGTTCGGCGCGACTATCGAGGCCTTCACATATCCCGATGAATTTGGTGTATGTGATGGTTCTGCCGAACCTGAGCCCGGAGTGTTCATTGGTCAACAGAACAGAACAGCCTTTGGTCTTTGCTATCGAACGATCATCGGAAATGATGTTTCCGGTCAAGCGTTTGGATACAAACTTCACTTGATTTATGGTTGTATGGTATCGCCTTCTGAAAAGGGTTATCAGACAATCAACGAATCACCAGAAGCGATCACCTTTAGCTGGGAAATGACCACGACCCCTGTACCGGTAACGGGTTTCAAACCTACGGCGTCTATCGTTATTGATTCAACGCAGACCGATCCTGTCGATCTCGCCGCTTTGGAAGTTATTCTGTACGGCGTGACTCCGGCAACCACCGGTCGTCTGCCTCTTCCGGACGAAGTCATCACCCTGATGGCTCAACCATAAGAGACACAAGAGAACAGAAAAAGTAAAAAGGGCTCTATTCAACTTGAGTAGAGCCCTTGTCATTTTTGAAAGGAGATTAACAATGTTAAAACAACAAATTACTTACGTCGATTATGATGACGTTGAACGAACAGAAATATTTCATTTCAACCTAACCAAGGCTGAAGTTACTGAGATGGAACTGTCTATTGAGGGCGGCCTTGTTAAAATGATTGAAAAGATTGTGGCTGCGAAGAATGGTGCTGAGATTATTAAACTATTCAAAGAGACCATTCTCAAGGCATATGGAGAGAAGTCTGCAGATGGAAAACGCTTTATAAAAAGCAAAGAACTGTCGGAGGCATTTTCTCAAACAGAGGCATATAGTCAGCTATTTATGGAATTGGCTACAGATGCTGATGCTGCGGCTAAGTTTATAAACGCAATCGTACCATCACAGAAGTAAGAACAATAAACGAAAATACAAAGGAGGCGAGAGATGCTAAAGATTATAATTCCTTCAATCGAGCTTTTTGATGAAACTCTTAACGAATTTACTCAATCGAAAGAACAAGAATTGCAATTGGAGCATTCTCTCGTTTCTTTATCGAAGTGGGAAGCCAAATGGTGCAAACCTTTTTTGACAAAAACAGATAAAACCACAGAAGAAACTTTGGATTATATTCGAGCGATGACTATCACTCAAAATATTGATCCCAATTTCTATAATCTCATAACAGAGAACATCAATAAAATAGCGGAATATATTGATGCTCCTATGACAGCAACAACTTTCCGTAAAGAAAGACAAACGATCAATAAAGAGACTGTTACGTCAGAAATTATTTATTACTGGATGGTTTCTTTTAATATACCTTTTGAGTGTCAAAAATGGCATCTCAATCGTCTATTAACGTTGATCAATGTTTGCAACATTAAGAATCAGCCGCCAAAGAAGGCCAATCGTAGGGAGCTACTTAGTCAGAACAGAGCGTTAAACGAAGCTCGAAAGTTAAGGTATAATACCCCTGGCTAATGTAAAAAGGAGGTTGATTTGATTACTTTTAAACATCGCGGTAATTTTGATTTAACCGAAAAATTTTTTAGGGGTTTGAAGGACAAGAAATATCGTCCCATATTTGAAAAATATGGAAGAGAAGGAATTCGAGTGCTCTCCTCTGCTACCCCTAAGGATAGTGGTTTAACAGCCAATTCTTGGGACTATCAAATCCTTACAAAACGAAATGGGTTTGATATATATTGGACTAATTCAAATATGGTGGATGGGATTCCCATTGTCATTCTTCTTCAATATGGACATGGAACTAAATCTGGTTCCTTTGTTGAGGGGAAAGACTTTATCAATCCTGCAATAAAACCTATCTTTGATAAAATTGCGGAAAATTTATGGAAGGAGGTGATTAGTCTATGAGCGATACTATTGATAAACGAATTGTTGAGATGTCGTTCGAAAATGATAAGTTTGAAAAAGGTGTGGGGAATAGTTTAAATACTATTGATAAACTTAAAAAGGGTCTCAACTTTGAAAATGCTGCTAAAGGTTTTGCTGGTATCACGGCGGCCGCGCAGCATGTTAATTTGGGTTCAATAGCAGATGGTGTTAATCATATTGCCAGTAGATTTTCTGCTATGGGCGTTATCGCGATTACAACATTAGTTAATATGACTAATGCCGCTATTCAAGCCGGAACTAGGATTGTTAAAGCTTTGACTGTCGATCCAATAAAAATGGGTCTTGATGAATACGAAACATTAATGGGAAGTATTCAGACCGTTTTAGCTAATACTTCTAGTAAAGGAACGACTCTCGACCAAGTAAACGAAGCCTTAGATCAATTAAACGAATACTCCGACAAGACCATCTATAATTTTCAACAGATGGCGAGGAATATTGGTACGTTTACTGCTGCTGGTATCGATCTTGATACAGCTGTATCCGCTATCAAAGGTATAGCCAATCTTGCTGCTGTATCTGGTTCAACGGCTGATCAGGCAAGTACAGCCATGTATCAATTGTCCCAGGCTCTTGCCTCGGGTACCGTTAAACTGATGGACTGGAATTCAGTTGTGAATGCTGGTATGGGTGGTGCGGTATTTCAAGATGCACTAAAAGAGACCGCTCGTCTGCATGGAGTGGGTATTGATCAGATGATCAAGGATGAGGGCTCTTTTAGAAATACTTTGGAAAAGGGTTGGCTTACAAGTGATATCCTGACCGAAACACTAGCCAAATTCACCGGAGATCTCAACGAAGACCAGCTTAGAACAATGGGATACAGCGAAGAACAAATTGTATCAATTATTAAACTTGGGCAGGTTGCTAATGATGCGGCCACCAAAGTTAAGACATTCACTCAATTATTCAGTACTCTCAAAGAAGCGGCTCAATCTGGTTGGGCTAAGACCTGGCAGATTATCATTGGTGATTTCGGAGAGGCGAAGGAGACATTAACTCGAATAAACGATGTTATTGGAGGAATGCTTGGTGCTTCTGCTGATGCTCGTAATAACCTGCTTCAGGCATGGAAAGACTTAGGTGGACGGGACACATTAATTGCTTCTGTTAAGAATGCCTTTGAAGCAGTTCTTGCTATTGTTAAACCGGTAAAGGAGGCGCTAAGAGAGATCTTCCCTCCTATCACGGCACAACAACTTTTCAATCTGACTGTTGGTTTGAAGAATCTGACAGAAAGATTCAAAATAGGAGAAAAGGGCGCAAATAACCTAAAACGAATCTTTAAAGGTTTGTTTGCCTTTCTAGACATTGGAGTTATGGCTATTTCTGCCCTAGGTAAGGCTTTGTTTGGATTAACTGGTAATTTGGGTCCAACCATTGGAGGATTCTCTGATCTCTTAGCTCGAGTTGGCGACTTTATTGTTAAGTTGCGAGATGGGCTAAAAGGAACCGATGGTTTTACAGTAGCTATAATGGCTGTTGGCAAGGCGATCGCACCAGTAATCGATTTTATTAAGGGGTTGTTTTCCTCTCTTTCGGGTGGTGTTGAATCTTTAAAGAATATTAAATTAGGTGGTATATCAACCTTCTTTGATGATTTAAAGATTCGTTTTGAACCACTTCGTAAGATATTCGAAACGGCAGGAA